TGCTCAAGAAGGTCTCCGGCCGCATCATCAACGAAGTGCGCGGCATCAACCGCGTCACCTATGACGTGAGCACCAAGCCACCAGCAACCATCGAGTGGGAATAAAGGGCTGTCGTGAACTGACACGCAACCTTTAGACTTTTTTCTCATGTAAGCCCGTGTTTTCACGGGCTTTTTTCATTTCTATCTAGCTCTATCCGGAACTAGCCGGTCTTACGAAGTCGGTGGGTTTCGATGGCACTTTGCATGGTACCGAGCGTCGCCCATACCATCCGCCTCGTCGATACCATCAACCCTGCTTTCTGCAGTTGATGGTATCAAAATCACCTAAGTCTTTGATTTTAAAGACGATACCATGCACAAAAACGCACTTGTTTGCTGATGGTATCGAAGCAGTGAAAACGAGGCCAAACCATGCTCACCGATACCAAGATCCGCTCTCTCAAGCCCACTGGCAAGCTGTACAAAGTCTCCGATCGAGATGGCCTCTATGTGGCCGTAACCGCTAGTGGAGCAATAAGCTTTCGCTATAACTATAGGATCAATGGGCGCCAGGAGACGCTCACGATCGGCGCGTATGGTATCGGCGGAATCACGCTTGCTGAAGCGCGTGAAAAACAGCTGGCAGCAAAGAAGCTGGTTCAAGAAGGCATCAGCCCTGCTCGCGAGAAGATCCGCACCAAGTCACGCGATGAAGCGGGCGGGACGTTTGGCGAATGGGCCGACAAATGGATGAAGGGCCACAAGATGGCCGACAGTACCCGAGATATGCGCCGATCCGTCTATGAGCGCGATGTCCAGGGCCGGTTCGGAAAGCTGCAACTGCGGGAGATCACCGGGGAAGATGTGCGAGCCATGGCTGATGCCATCGTCGCCCGCGGCGCCCCAGCAACTGCTGTGCATGCCCGAGAGATCACTCTCTTGGTGTTTCGCTATGCCATCGAGCGCGGACAAAAGGTTCTCAACCCAGCGGAGGAAGTGGCACCAAGCACCATCGCGACCTTTGAGCCCAAAGATCGCGCCCTTTCTAAAGAGGAAATCGGACTCTTCTACAAGTTCCTCGAAAAAGTGGGCACAACACCCAGCATTCGCGCGGCATGCAAGCTACTCCTCCTCACCCTGCTACGCAAGGGCGAACTGACCAACGCCATGTGGACGGATGTGAGCTTCACCGAAGGCACCCTCACCATCCCGGCGGCCAGAATGAAGGCTCGTCGCCCTCATGTGGTGTTTCTCTCTCAACAGGCTATCGACCTGCTGCACGCCTTGAAAATGTTCGCTGGCGGTTCTGAATATGTCTTTCCGAGCCGCTACGAATCCCACCGCCCGATGAGCGCTGCTACTCTGAACCGAGTCATGACCTCCAGCTGGGAATATGCCCAGAAGGACCATCAGCCGCTGGGAAAGTTTGGCCCACACGATATGCGCCGCACAGGCTCCACGATCCTGCATGAGGCGGGCTACAACTCGGACTGGATTGAGAAGGCCCTGGCTCACGAGCAAAAAGGCGTGCGCGCCGTCTACAACAAGGCGGAGTACCGGGAGCAGCGCAAAGAGATGCTCCAAGACTGGGCCAACATGATCGACTCCTGGACAAAGACCCAGTAGAGCACTGTGCTCTGCCCGGTCCAGAGCTCACCAACAGTGACACCCTGGGTGTGTGACGCGAGGAATCAGGCCAATACATGGCACCAAAGTGGATTCCTAACACCTGACTTTGATCAATCTATATACTGTATGCATGTACAGCAATCGACTCTTGAGCGGCATGCCCGTCCAACTCACTGCCAGCCCAGTTGCCTTGCCTCTGGCAGATTGCAGCGTGCGCGCGGGCTTCCCTTCACCAGCCGAGGACTTCTCTGGCAAACGGCTGGACATAGCTGAGCTGCTGGTTGAGCACCCCCAGGCCACGTTTCTGCTCCGCGTGGCCGGCCCTTCGATGCGCGAGTACGGCATCGATGACGGCGACATGATCGTGGTCGATCGAGCACTGCGCCCACGCCATGGCAGCATCGTCGTGGCGATCATCGATAGTGACTTCACTGTAAAGGTGCTGCATACCGCCAGCGGCTCCTGCAAACTCAGGGCCGGCAACCCCACTTACCCAGACATCGTGCCCAAGGAGGGGCAGACTCTGGAAATCTGGGGCGTCGTCACCAGTTGCATCAAGCGTTTTGCCAGGTGAACACATGCACATACCCGCCCGAAGAAGGCCAGAGTTTGAAGCGGCCCGCGTCTACGAGTACCCCGAGCACCTGCTCGCGTCGTTAGAGGGCGTGCCCGCCGCACCGGGCGTCTATATTTTTCATGCCGCCGAGGGGGAGTTGCCGCTATACATCGGCAAAAGCATCAACCTGCGCGCTAGGCTACTCTCGCACTTTCGCACCGAAGACGAGGCCCGCATGCTGCGCCAGGCTGCGCGCATCAGCTTCATACGCACTGCCGGCGAAATCGGGGCCCTGCTGCTGGAAGCGCAACTCATTAAGCAGCAGCAACCGTTGTTCAATCAGAAGTTACGCCGCAACCGGCAACTGTGCGCGCTGCGGCTGGCCAGCAATCAGCCGGAAGTCATCTACTCGCGAGACATCGACTTTGCCAGCACACCCGACATTTTTGGTCTGTATGCAAGCCGTCATTCCGCCCTTGAGGCGTTGCGTGATCTAGCCGACCAGCACAAGCTTTGCTACAGCGCGCTGGGCCTGGAAAAGCTGGCCAAGGGCCGCGCCTGCTTTCGCAGCATGGTGCGCCAATGTGCCGGTGTCTGCCATGGCGCAGAAACCGCCGAGCAGCACCGGGCCCGGCTCATCGAAGCCCTGGAAGGCCTACGCGTGGTGACCTGGCCCTATACAGGCGCCGTCGGCATCGAGGAAAAGTGCGAGGACATGCGGCAGATCCATGTCATCCACAACTGGTGCTACCTGGGCAGCGCCCCGACCGTGCCAGCCGCGCGCAAGCTCAACAGCGTGGCCGCCGGCTTCGACGCGGACGGGTACAAGATCCTGTGCCGCCCCATCCTCGGCGGTAGCGCCAGGATCACCCCCTTGTAGGGGGAGCCCATGTTTGCACTCATCGACGGCAACAACTTTTACGTCAGCTGCGAGCGGGCGTTTAGACCCTCTCTGCAGGGCATTCCTGTTGTTGTCCTGAGCAATAACGACGGCTGCGCCATCTCACGCTCCGATGAGGCCAAGGCCTTGGGCGTGAAGATGGGGCAGCCGTTTTTTCAATTGCGCGATCTGGTCGAGCACAAGGGCTTGGTGTGCCTCTCTCCGAATTTTGAACTGTACGGAGACATGAGCGACCGCATGATGTCGCTGGCCGCCGGCCTTGGCCCAACCCAGGAGATCTACAGCATCGATGAGTCATTCATCGGGGATCTGGACGGCGTGCGAGATCTGACGCGCCGGGCCTTTGCCATTCGCGCACGCATCCTGAAATGGACGGGCATTCCTACTTGTGTGGGTCTGGCCCCCACCAAGACCTTGGCCAAGCTCTGCAACCATGTTGCCAAGGACTCGGAGCGCAAGCCGGGAAGCTACCCAGCCGAGCTGCAGCGGGTCTGCAACTGGGCCGAGCTATCCGACCAGCAGCGCACCGACATCCTCGGCCGCACGCCTGCCGGCGAGATCTGGGGCGTGGGCCGGCGCATCTCCGCCCAACTGGCCGAGCATGGCTTGCTGACTGCGCTGGACCTGGCCGGGCTGCCAGCCCATGCCGCGCGTGACGGCTGGAACGTAGTGCTTGAGCGCACGGTGCGCGAGCTGCAAGGTGTGAGCTGTATCACCTTGGAGATGGCCCCGGCAGCCCAAAAGCAGATTGCCTGCACCCGCAGCTTCGGTCACCCCATCACCACCCTACCCCCATTGATTGAAGCCGTGAGCGAATTTGCAACCAGGGCCGCAGAAAAGCTGCGCGCTGGTGGCTTGCGCGCAGGCGCCCTGCATGTTTTCGCGCACACCTCGCCATTCAGGCCCGGCCCCAGGTTCTACAAAACGGCCTTGATTCAGCTGCAGCCCCCGTCCTCCGACACCAAGGCTCTCGTGAATGCAGCAGTACGCGGCTTGCGCATGATTTATGAGCCCGGCTACCAGCTCTCCAAGGCCGGGGTGATGCTGCAGGATCTGTGCTCGGCAACCGTTCAACAAGGCGACCTGCTTTTCGAAGAACCTGCCCGCGACCAAAGCAAGCTGATGGAAGCCATGGACAAGGTCAACAAGCGCTTTGGCAAGGGCACGGTGCATGTCGCCAGCACTGGAGTGCCAGAGCAGGACGAGAGCGGCTGGCGCATGCGTCAAGAGCGCCGCACACCTCGCTACACCACCAAGATTAATGAAATACCCATTGCGAGAGCCTAGGAGTCAAGGACTTAAACCGGCCATAAGCGGAATTTCGGATGAATCGACCAGTCTTGATCGTGTTGGGCTTTGCTAGCGGCAACTCCTGAGTTGGCCACCCTCACCTTCATCTCCTGTGAGAGAATTCTTACGCTAGAGCCCGACTGGTCTTCTAGCAACCACGCATGGTGGACTCCCAGACGGTCCTCGCGCACTAAGCCTGCTCAGCCACTCCGTTCGATTCGTACCGCAGCTTAATGAGCCGGGCAACGTACTCAATAGGAAGCAGGGAAGTTCCGCCTGAATAACTCCCAAATGCGGAAGAAAATTCTTGCAGACTGGCATTCCCAACTGGTCTGTGCTGACAATCATTTATCTTACGAAAACCATGCCAGCCTACGCTCGTAAAAGCTACATTGTCTCGTTATTAGCCCTGTTGGTTTGCATAGTTAGTGCAGTTATTGCGAACAATGGAGTGGAGGCTTCCTGGAGGATCGCACAGGAGTCTGGGAGCCTCGATAAGGCATCCTGGGAGATCGGAATTGGAGGGTTTCCTCTAGTAACTGGAAAGGATAACTTCGTACTTGTCGGTGCCGCTGAACTGGCGAGTGACAAGATACCTGTTATCGGCGCGATTCCTTTTATGTTGCGCTCTAGTGGCAAGAAGTCTCTTGACGCGTTGTACGTGGATTTTCAGTACCACGAATTTTTTAATCGCGAAGCTTTGGAGGCATTGGAGTCCAAAGTATCAGGTGCCTTCTCTGCAGTTGAGTTGAAGAAGAGGACGTCTTCCGAGGACAAGAGATTTTTTGTCTCCTATTCGCTCGCCATGTTGAACCCCGGGGTAGAACTTCGACTCTCCGAGCCCCTTTTTCTCGAAGAAACGGTGCTACGCGAGAAGGTGAATGCTGTGACCAAGGATGGCGTCAACGTTAGCGTTCCAGTCTCCGCTTCATACTCCAAGAAGTTTGGTATGGCTGCAACCGCGCGTGACACGCAAGTTGTTGGCTATTCAATTTCAGTTTCAGTCGAGCACGCTAGCTCTCTTAAGGCACTCCTGAAATCGTCTCAGCTTAGTAAGCACATCTCACAACGGCAGAAGGAGATCAGGGAGGAACTTACCTGGCTTGCCTATCTATCAGCGCTAATCACGTCCTCACCAAAAGAACATGCAACGCTGTTGTATGTGCCGCTCACTAAAGTTGATGTGGGTGACAGGGTAATCTATGGCCCGGCACCAAAGCAGGAAACCGGTCAGGTGCAATTTGACCTCCTTAAGTGGGCGCTGCTTTTCAAAACTGGCGCGTAAGGTCAAACCCAGCACTTTAAGTCTCAGCGAATGAAAGCTTTGTAGAAGTAGCCGATCTTTTTGATTGCGCCTACGCCCTAATGTAATCGCTGCGCAGCAGACATTGCCGGTAGCAACTCGAACGACCACAACGGGTCGATCAGCGACAGTCACAGCCGGCCATTTCCGGACACTCCGTGTTTGGTGATCTATCGGTTCTCTGTGTATCCTCTTCGTTCTAAAGACACGAAACAGGGAGATATGAAATGAGCGATTGGGATTTTCTGCATGACATGCGCAACGAGGGCTACTCAGCAGATGAAATTGCAGATGCGGCAGCCGTTGGTTATGCTCCGTGGCAGGCCAAATACATTGACTTCGAAGATCAGCCAAAGAGGCAGCCCTCGGATAAACAAATTGCAAAGTACCCCACTGGAGAAGCAGGTCCGGCATCACAAACAGCAAAAGCAATCCAAGCTATGGAAATGCTCCGACAAGCAGGAATTCTTACTCGGCCTCAGTTCTTAGCTTGCAAAGCTGCCATTCTCAAATGACCGCAATTAGTTGCCCTCGCAACTTAACGAACGACTAATGCAGCCGCTCGATGAGCGCCCTGTCAACCTGCACCTGCCCCTTCAGCGCCTTGACTTGGGCGTCTCGGCGCTCGACCAGGCCGCCAAGCTCGCCAACCAGACCTGCGCCCTCTGCAGCAATGGCTGCGAGTCGCTGGTGCTGATCTGCGAGATCTCTGCTGGCAGCGGCGTCACTGGCAAGCTGGGCGTTGCGGGTGGCAGCACTGCGGATGTCGTGCTGCAGGCCTGCAATGCGGGCAGCATCAGCAGCGCGACCAGCTTCCAGGCGAGCCACTTCTTGCGTGTATTCATGGGTGTTTTCCTGTTGGGCGGCGCCGTGCGTCACTACTGCAACCGCTTTCGTTTCAGTAACTGCCTGGGATTGCTGGGCAATCTCTACAGCCTGCTTTGCTTGGGCAACCTCAACCTTGGCCAGCCGTTGGGTCTGAAAAGCCAACAGCAGGGCAAGCGCCAAGGCCAGCCAGGGCCAGATACGTGACGCGCCGGTCATGCCAGGCCCGCCTCGCACAGTTGGCGCTCAGCCGCGCGGCGCTTGACCAGGCCGGACAGCTGCTTGCCGCCGGCGTAGGTCCAGCGACTGAGCTCGGCGCAGGCGCCGTCAATGTCGCCAGCATTGGCCTTGCGCACCAGAGTGCTGCGACAGAAAGCGTCATCCCCCACATTGAAAGCAAAACTCAGTAAGGCTGCGCGCTGGCCGTCGGTCAGCGGCGCGCTAATGCAGCTCAGCGCATCGGCATGCTTGGCCAAGTCCTTGTAGAGCATCTCCTCGCATTGCTCGCGGGTGTAGGTCTGACCCATCTTGAGCTCGGGCCCGGTGTGGCCGGTGCAGGCCGTGATGATGCCCACCGGGTCGCGGTAGCTGCGCAGCACTGTGCCCTCGTACTTTTCCACGAGCGGCACAGCCAGGACGACCGCAGCGCCGCCGATGGTTGCAATGAGTTTTTCTTTCCAGTTCATCGGCTTGTCACTCCCTTGATTGCGGTCCAGAAGCCCACGCAGGCCCCACCGAACATGACAATTGCGGCAAGCGGCTTGGCAACCTTGCCCACCCAATTCAGCACCTTGAATGCGCCTTTCATGGCGGTGAAGAACTCCAGCATTTCGGCCAGCTGTTGCTTGAGTTCCTGCAGCTCCTGGGCTACTGCCTTCAAATCTCGCTCGATGGCGGCCATACGTTCACTCCCCTTGTCAAAGCGTTCATTCATCTGCCGGCGTGTAGTCGCTGGCAGCTCATCGCCAAAATCGTCCATTCCCTCTCCTTTCGGTTTTCGCTTCAGACCTCAATCAGCACATAAGCCATTTCCGGGGCCGAGCCCGTAACTTCTCCCCCCCGCACATACACACGAGAGCCACTTGCCTTTCCCAGCGGGTTGCGCACGCGCAGCAGGCCTGCGGCACCTTCAAGCGCAACCAGCGCAGTGCCGTCGGCAAACACGGCGCTGATCTGTCCGGTCATGACGGGGTCATCGGGCAGCAGGGCCTTGAGGCGCTTGTAGAGGTTGGTTGTCATGCCGCCACCCTTTCGACAGTGACCTGCTGGCGCACGCGAGGCATGGAGGCGCTGACGCTGACGCCGCGCACCAGGCCGCGCCAGGTGCCGTCGGTGTCGGCAACCTCCAGCAGCTGGCCGGGGTTCAAGATGCCGGGGTTGGTGCTGCCCGTGAGCACGGGCATGCTGATGCTGTGCTGCAGCTTGTTGCCGCTGGCGGCCAGCGCCCAGCTGCCGCGCATGCGGGCGGCGTCGGCATGGGTGATGAGGTCGTCCTGAATCTGCGGGGCCAGCTTGTCGCGCGCGCTGAGGCTGCGCACCACATGGCCCAGCACGCCGCCCACGCTGCCGCCGGCGACATAGATGGCGTTGTATTCGGCACGCGGATCGGGGCGCAGTTCGTCGGTGACGATGACGGCGGCGGGCATTTGCACATCGGGCACGGCCGCGCCCCACTCCCACGGCAGCACCGGGTAGCGCGGCGCAACGATGAGCTGCTCTGCCGAACGGTGGCTACGCACCACGGCATTGACCGACTGAGCCATGCGCAGCACGGCCTGCAGCGGCGTGCCCTGAAAGCTCCAGGCGCCGGCGGGCACCTGCCAGTCGGGGATTTGCCAGTCCAGATCCACGCCACTGAATTCCAGCGCGCTCACCGCGAGCTGCTGCGCCGTTGCCACCGAGGTGGAGAGCCAGGCCTGCTTGGGCATGTAAGGGCTGCCCAGCATGGCCGTGACGCTGATGCCCTGCACCGCCACGCGGCGGCGGTCAAACGAACGGCTGCGCGCCGTGCTGGTGACGGCAAAGACAAACTGCATGCCGTCGATGCCGACCTGCAGCCGCTGCGGCAGCCCGCCCACGGGCGCGAGCTGGTCGAGCAGATGCACGGGGCCGTTGGCCGACAGGCTCCAGCAGTAGCTGTCGTCGTCGGCGGCAATGGTGACGTCAGTGAGCACTACGGGCTCAAGGCTCGGCAGCAAATGCGCCGTGAGGTGGTGGACTTGCATATAGACGGGCAGCAATGGAATGACAAACTGGGGCTGCGGTTCGGGCCCGACAGGCTTGCAGCAGATGAACAGCAGATTGGCCGAGGCAGTCCAGGGCCTGCAGAACAGCAAACGAATGGGGCCGCCCACCAATTGCTCATGGCAACCGGGCTTCTCCGGCTCGGGCGGTTGGGTTTGAGACTTGCCAGCAGGCGGCTTCATGGCCTGCTGATAACGGGCCTGATAGCCCCGGTACAGAGGCATCGACGGGCCAGCGCCAGTGGTGAGGAGGTATTGCAGGCCTATCGCATCCTGTGCCGCAGCCTCCAGCAGCAGGCGGCGGTCGCGCAGGCTTTCCTGAAACCGCACCGCCCAACCCGCGCGCATGGGCGCGGCGTCCTCAGCCGAGGCCTCCAGGCCCACGCGCACGCCCTGGGCCTCTTGCCACCGGGCCTGCGTTGATGCGCTAGGCAGTGCCCGCGCCTGCTGAAACCGCCCCTGCACAGCCACCCCTTGCCGCTGGCCGTCCTGCCAGGCGACGCCGAACTGCTCCCGCAAGGGCATAGCGTCTTGAGCGGTCGACACCCAGCCCGCAGGCAGTGCGTCCGTGTCTTGCCAGCCTGTGACCCAGCCTTGCTCCATAGGCCTCGCCTGCTGGGCGCTGGCAGCCACCTCGGCCACCACGGGCCGAGGCGTGTCGGTGTGGTAGCGCACGATCGCGCTGCAGCGCAGGCCAGGCATGCGGCCCGCAACGACCAGATCCTTGCGCATATGCACCAGGGAGCGGACCCGCAGACCCGGCATGCGCCCGGCAACTGCCAGCGTTGCATCGGGCACCTGAGCGCCACCGCCGTCATCGCCAAACACCAGCTCGACCGGGTTGCCGGTCTTGAAGGTGCGTTTAAAGATCAGGTCGACGGCGGCCATCAGGCGATCCTTGTCTCGCCAAGAATGGCCTTGCCGCCCGCATAGATCTGGGTGCCAGTGCTGCCAAGCAGCTTGAAGTGCCCCGCGCCCGCCTCATCCGTGACCAGGCCGCGCCCCACCAGCTTGCCGTCACTGGTGCTCCAGACGCCGATAGCGGCCTGCCCGCTGCTCAGAATCATGTCGCCGCTGCCGCTGGCCTGGGTCAGCAGCAGATAGCCTGCCTCAGTGATCTGGCCGCAGGGCTTGGTCAGCGTCAGCGTCACCAGCAGTTGCTCGGCGGCGTCATAGAGGTCAATGGTCGAGGCTGCAGGCCCGGAGTCCGCAAAGTTGGCCGTAGCCTGCAGGCGGGCCATCGCATGGGCCGCAGAGATCTCGAAGGCTGGCAGATCACTCATGCGACCTCCGCGAGCTGGTTGTTGGCGACGGTCGAGTACTCCTGCAGCTCGTGATCCCAGGCGATCACATCCCACTCATAGCGCGTGGAGATCTCGCGGAACTCATAGGAGCCGTCAGCCTTGCTCCAGGTCTCGCGGGCGAGATACCCGTCGACGCTGCGATGCAGGCGCACGCGCCGACGCAGCGGCACATTGGCAGGGGTCTCTTTGCGCGAGACCGTGCCGTAAATGCGTCCCAGGCCGCCACACTCCACGTCGATCAGCTTGCGGGTACGGTGCGCGCTCGTGGCCTGAAGCCCTTGCGAGACGGGTCCAGATCCCAGGACAGACAAGGGACGATCCAGCTGCATGGACAGCGTGCGCGTGACACGCGGGTCACTGGAGACCGCAGCGACCTCAGCAGCCGACAAGGCACGATTGAAGATCGCAAAGGCGCTTATCAAAGAGCCAGCAGGCAAGCCGACATCGCCAGCGCGCGAGCCCACATGCAGCTCCGAGCTGTTGTAGACAGGACCTCCATAGCTGCCATAGTCCCTGGAATTCAGCACGCCATCGACATAGAGCCTGCGCCCGCTTTGCGCGCTATAGGCAAACACGATGCGGTGGGGCCGACCGTCATTGATCGTCCCTGTCGTCATGGTCAGCCCGCCGCCGGCATTGAATCCGCAAGCCACGATGATGCCGCCCGGAACTGCGCCATATAAGGCCTGGCCTGGGCCTGCGGTTTGCAAAGACCAGCCCTGATTGTTGGAGCCGTGCTCGGCAATCACCAAGTTATCCGAGGTGTCGGTCTGCAGATCGATGACGAGAGAAAAGTCTCCCCCATCCACGCCCTGGGCAGGAATCACCACCAGCCCGGTGGTCTGGGGCTCAAATGAACCCGACAAGCCGACTGTGATGACCGTCGAAGAGGTGACGCCACCCGAGCGGGTGCCGGTACGCGATCCGACCAGATCGGCCTGAGTAGCCCCCGCGCCATCCAGCCCCCAGGCTCCTGCCGGCATGGCTGCCAGGATTGAGTACAGCACGTTGCCACTCTCCCGAAACCAGGCACCGCCAGACACCAGGGCGGGCCATGCGGTGTACGGCTGATTCGCACCGGGACGCACTACGGTCATTCGGGCAGGAAGCAAAGCCCCACCGAGAAAGACCTCATCCACGCGATCGCCAGCGAGATCGACCTGTATCCAGAATCCAGGCGCGCGGACATCTGAGGCGGCCCAGCGGCAGCCCGTGGCGGCGTTGCCGTCGAGCAGGCTGGAGACATCGCCAGCCACCGGGGGCAGGCTGCAGGAAATCGTCGCGCCCGCGTCGACACGCTGGCCTTGCGCCCAAAACTGCAGCTCGGAGATATCCAGCTCTCCCCCCAGCGCATCGATCCCGATCAAGCGAAACGCTGCCATCTCAAGACCTCCAGGGGCCGGTCACATCCAGGAAGGCCAAGCCCTGACTGCCGGCGTTCGGCTGGCCGATCTGCACGGAAAGCAACTGCTTGCCAGTAAACGGCCCCTGGCCCTTGGTGATGGCAACATCCGAGCCGAAGCCTGCCAGCGCCCCGGTCTGCGCACAGTGGTATGCACCGGGCATGCTGCCGCGTGGAGATGCAGAGTTCACGCCATCGGTGAGCAAAATGATCGAGAGGTGAAGCCCGTTATCCACCGATGACGGGAATGCGCCCAGCGTTGCGTCGCTGCCTGACCGAGACAACACGTCGCCAAAGACTCTGCGAAAACACTGGGCTGCGGTTCCGATGCCATGTGACAGGCGCTTTAGCGTGAAGCCAGCACTGGTCGAGGAGCAAAAAACGCATCCTGTCGTGGTGGCGTAATTGGTTCCCTCAATGCCTGTCAACGCTGCAGCCCACGCGTCGCCGCTCCGGTAGCCATTCAAATCCCCCATGAAATGCGACAGAAGGGCCGTATTGCCGCTGCTTGCCGCCCCGGATACCGTGCTGGCACCGATCACACAGTAAAAACCGCGTGAATCACCCGCCAGCACCCAATAGGACGACTCGGTTCCACTGGACTTTTTGTGCCAGTAGTAACCACCAGAGACGGTCAGCGGCGCTGCCCCGGCTCCGCTGTCCACGTCCGTCATGGACTCGTACATCTGCACTCGGGCGTATTGCGCATTCGTGTCGTCCACGCGGTAATAGGTGCGGGTCGACGCCGGGTCTGCTGGCCTGTAGACGGCTTTGTTCGTTCCAGCAAAGACCTTCTCCCACCCGAGCGGCGCCATCTTGAAGCTGATGGAGCCGGTAACAGCACCGTCTGCCAGGTCGGTCTTGAACTCCACCCAGCCATTGGCAACCGCCGTCACCTTCTGCTCGCCATTCAAGGCCGAAGGCGTTGCACCGGCCACCAGAATGACGGCATGGGCCTCGGCCGCACTCTTGCCGCTGGCAAAGCTCAGGCGGCAGATGCCGTTGCTGATGACCGCCGAATCCACAGCCTTTGCGCCCCAGCCGTTGACCAGGAACGCATCGAGTGCGCCGATGAGCGAGCCTGCGGTGCCGCCAATGGCCGGTGCTCCGGTCATGGAGCTATATGCGTGCTTGACGCTGGTGTCTACGATGGATGCCATATCTCTCTCCGCGCTCTCGGGTTCTTCAGTTGGACTGCGGGCGGTTCACATCACCGCGTGCCAGGATGGAAAAGCTGTGCTCGATGCCTGTCTCAGGACCTGGCTGGATGGTTCGCACCACCCAGAAGGGGTAGATGGCCCCCACGGTGTTGAGGCGCAGGATGTTTCCCACGGCCCAGCCGCTGCCCCAACCCAGCGGCTTGATCGTGAAATAAGGCTTGCCCGTGGCCGGGTTCAGCGGCGAGCAGACGCTGTTGATGTCCCCCGTGGCAATCACGCCCACATGCTCGCCAATCACCCTGAATTGGCTGGTCGAGGTGAACTGCAGCACCCAGCGCTCGGTGCTGCCGCCGGCGTTGGTGATCTCTATCGGGGAAACGCTCTGGTCATACTTGGCAGCAATCCCTGGCCCACTGGGGGCATCGGCCCAGGCGTTATCGATCCAGGTCTGCTGCTCAAACACCAAGCTCACCCGCGCGAAACGGTCACTGGCCTGCAGGGCGCTGGAGACATAGGTGCCGTCCTTGGGGAAGTCGTGGGTCAGCGCCCGGTTAAAGGTAATCTCTCCCGAGATCTGCACATCGGTGGCGACGGCCATGTCCTCGATCCGGTCCTCGATCGTCACCGGCATGGTCATGGCCGAGACATCAGTAAAGGTGACCAGTCCGGCCTCCAGATCCACGGAATAGCCGGTATTCAGGGCCTTGCCGTTGGCATCGCGCACCACCACACGCGACAGACGCACGCGGGCCAGATTGATGGTCTGGTTGTTGCTGACATTGAGCTGGGCGCTGGTCTTGGTGTGACCCACCACGCACAGCGAGCCAGGCCTAAAGATCGGAACCTTGCCGTCGCTGGGCAGGCGCACCGGGTCGATGCCGATGATGTCGGCGTTCATGGGCAGATAGGCATAGGCCACCGCCGTGTAGCGCAAGGCGCTGGCAACCACGGGCTGCGGTTTAAAGATCCTACCGTCCGGCTGGACGTTGGCCGCGTCATACCAGGGCTCGGCCTCATTGCCTGCGGCCACGACCAGGGCTCCGAAGCCCAGACGCACCAGACCAGTCTCATAGTCCACCGTGCCAACCACACCAAGGGCCGTGATGGTTCCGTCAATGCCCGCGCTGACGTTCTGAGAGCCGCCCGAGGCCCTGGGCACCTGCACCGTGAGGGAGCCTGGGCGCAGCGGCGCTGCCGCAGTGCGGAACACATAGGCGCTGCTGATCGCATCGCCCAGCGTGGTGATGCAGCCTGCCCGGCGCAGCTGGTTCGCATTGCCGGGCGTCCACGAGGTCAGGCCCACACGGCCCGTGGCGTAGTTGACCGAGCCGCGCGTCACAAAGCCGCCCGAGGTCAGCACCCGCAGCACGCCCCTGCCGTCATCGCTCCAGGGCTGACCGCTGGAAGGCATGAGCACGACCGAGCCAGGCACGACCGGAGCCTGCACGCCCGTGACCAGGTCAAACTCGGGCGCAAACGTGACCTGCAGCGTGCGGCGCGTTGCGCTGCCCGTGGTGCGAAAGCGGATCTTGACGTAGCCGCTTTCGTCGTTGGGGTAGATCGATGGGGCATTCAAGTACTCGATGCCCTCATAGTTGAGGCGGTACTGGGCGACCTCGCCATTGAAACCGCCGCCGCTGACCTGGCTGGACGAATAGACCGGCTTGGGGATCTTGATGACCACATCGGGATTGAAGTCGACCGCTCCCGTTGCATAGGTCACAGTACCGACCTGCACGCCGTTCAGCATCAGCGTGCCAGCACCGTCATCGCGTGCGATTTGGAGCGGGTCGACCAGCGTCACGCCCATCTCGCGGAGCTGGTCGCGGGTGTACAGACTCAATACGCTCTGGTCGGTCAGCGTGTTCCACTCGACCTCGACCGTATAGGGCACCAGCGCACCCTGGCCTGCCGAGACCGCTAGGCGGCCCTGACCGTTGCGGGACGGATGCGCCAGATTGACCTCCACCGCAGGGGCCGTGTCGACCGTGACATCCAGCACCGTACCCACGGCGGGCAGCAGCTTGGGCGAAAACAGCACCTCGGAGCGCCCGACCCGCACCTCGCCCGTGGCATCGCCCTGCAGCTGCCAAGCAGCGGTGGCTGTAGCCGTGCGCTGGTTCGTGCCATCCATCCAGGTCATGGAGAAAGCGCCCGGATAAAGCGCCTGGCCCGCAGGAAGCTGCAGCGCGATGGTCTGGCTGATCAGGAGATCGGCTGCAGGTTGCACCGTTTCCTGCGTGGGCACGCCCCAGTGCTGGACGATGGAGCTGCCGACATCGGGCAAGGCCCCCAGCGTGACGACAAAGCTGCCGGTCTCGGCGCTATAGGTGCCCGCACCATAGCTGGAGTCCGTGCCGCGCAGCGCACCGTCGCCGGCGTCAGACAGCACATACCAGCGACCCTGCGCCCGGTAGCTGAAGCTCAGCGTGCCGCGTGCCGGCAGCGGCGTGATAAAGCCCGTGTAGCTCTGGCTGCGGTTCTCTGCCGTGATGCGGATCTCGCTGGACTGCGGCATGCGCTGCATGTAGGCGGCTGGCCGGTAGCTGATGGTCTTGGTGCCGCCATAGCTACCCGAGCTGGAGGTAACAATGCCGTTGGCATAGTCCACCAGACCGATCTGCTGGGTGCCCGACATCAGAATGCCGCCCTTGTCGGTGAAGGTGACGCCGCCAACCGCAATGCTCAGCGAGCCGGGCAAGCAACCGCCAGGCAGGGCCATGCTCGTGGTGTTGCTCCAGGCCTGATCGGTGTTGAAGGTCACTGCCTCGGCCGCAGAGACCGGGAAGCCTGCCGCTGCATAAGGAATGGTCGCGGGGATGGGCGTCTCACTCTGCGCCGAGGGCACGATCTGGGTCATGACCGTCTTGGCGATGATGGTGAAGTCGCCCAGGGCCGCAGCTTTCTGCAAAGGCGTGACGCCCACATAGCTGCCCGCATCGGCCACCACCGTGTCACGCAGATGAGCGCTATTGATCTGCCGGGCAAACTGGCGGCTGGCCGGGGAGCCGGTGAAGTCATAGCGCAAGGCATCCGACAGCTCCATGGTCACGATCAAGGCTTGGTAGTCCTTGTCTATGTCATAGGTGAAGGTGCGCTCCAGGCTGGTCACGCGAATGGCGCGGACATATTGCTCCTGCTCGTTGGCCAAGCCTTCATTGCCCACCAGCACCAGCGTCTTGCCCACGGCAGGCAGTTCGGTACCGGGGCGCTGGAAGATCTGAATGACGCGCTGGCCCTTGATGTGGTTCTCGTAGAGGTAGCCCGCCCACTCAGCTCCCTTGTTGAGGTAGGCCTCCAGCCGGGCCTGCGCCTGGGCGCGGGTGTCATAGACGCCGCCCGTGGCAAACAGTGTGATGGAGACATTGGGATCTTCGGGCGGCTTGGCCACGATGACATTGCTGCCCTGGTAGGTGTCGCGGTCTTGGGTATCTACGCCCACATGCACCTGACGCAGGTTGGCGCGACCCGTGGCGCGGTCCATCTGCGAGATATCGGGCATGACGGCGTTTTCTTGGCCGGACTCGATCACGACGTTGGACGGCCCGCCTCCGCCCTCGGGTACATCGTCCATGACTCGGCTGGCTCGCAGCTGGATGTCGCCTTGCAAAATGGGCATTGTTCTTCTCGCTTAAACAGTGATCAGCCGCAGCGTGGCGACATAGGGATGGGTGGCGGCGGGCAGCTCAGGCCGGGAGATGGGCACAGCGGCAATCGGGTCGTCTGCCGCAAACTGCACGGTGAATTCACGGCCGTCAGCCAGGCGCAGCGGGTACTGCGCGCCTGGCTCGTCGGCCAGGGCCTGCACGGTCAGCAGCGTTGCCCGGCGAATCCAGCCCTGGTCTTCCACGGCCTGCAAGGTGATAGGGCGACCCTCGATACGGGCAGCGGCATCGATGATCTGGGCGCCGGTGATGCCGCGCTCGACCGTCTTCTGCACGGCAGACCAGTTGAATTCGTCCACCCACAACATGCCGCGCGGCAGCTCGATACCCGCGAGAAAATGACCAGCCATCAGTGAACACCCCCAGACAAATTGGCATCCCGCTCCAGCGCCGCCATCAACTGCTGCATCTCTGAGCTGCCTGCCGCATCCGTGCCCACGTTGTATTGACGGCCGCCGATCACGACCTCATGCCTGTGAGTGATGACGGATTGGGGAGCTGCTGCGGCAGGGGCCGCAACAGGGGCAGGCGCCCGTGCCCCTGAGCTGGGAACGCTCACTTTGCGCTCGGCCTCCTGCTTGGGACGGGCATTGGCGGCGGCCTGCTGCAGGTCGATCGCCCTGCCGGCCTGATTCACTGCAAACTGGGTCAGGTCATATTGATAGTTGCCCAACGCGCCGCTGCTCCTGACGGAGAAAGGGTTGTCCTGCGCATACTGGTTCTGCCATTGCTTCCACCAGGCATCGAGCTCCTGGCGGGTCTGGAATTGGGGCACCAGGCTCAGCGGCCCAGTGTTCTGGTGCATGATCCCTTGCGAACCTTGCACGCCGGCATTGCGCTCCTCGACAAAGTTACGTGGGCCGCCTTGCCCCCACTCGCGGGCAGCATGGGCAGCTCGACCCGATGCACGCTCGATGCCGCGCATGCTCTCCTGCACGCCGTCGGCTGCATCGCGCACCCTTCCCATGCCGCCCACCATGCTGCTGACGGCTCTTGCTGTGGCACGGTCGGTGTTGACCACGGCCTTGCCCGCATCGTCCACTGCGACCTCGAAGCCTTTAACCGCTGCCTGGGTCTTGAGCCATTCCGGAGCAATGCCACCATTGGCCGCAATTACCTTGTCGGCCATATTTTTCCAGGCCTCGGCAATGCGCATGGGCGGCTGCTTCCCGTCCGCCTCAAGCCGATCAAACGCCGCCTTGGCGTTGCTTGCCATGTCCTGCAGATCCTTGTTGGTGGTCATGCCCAGATCTTTGTAGGCCTGTTCCAGCAAGGCCGTGGACTGCGCCGCATCCTTCGCCGCTCCAGCAGCTGCAAGCTGAGCCTTAGTAATTTCTTGCAGCTTTCGGCCAGCAGCATCCAGGCTACCGCTGGCGATCAGCTGTTCATATTCGGCTCTGAGCTTTTTTAGGTTCTCGGCCGCAACGCGGTCGGCCTCGGCCTTGGCAGCAGCCTCCTTGGCTGCTTTGGCAGCTGCCTTGCCCGTGGCCTCAATGCCAGCAGCCACAGCCTCAATCGTGGGAGCAGCCACTGCAGCAGCATTGCCGACCGCAGTCACTTCCCCCGTCAAGCCGCCCCAGGCATCGCGCGCTGTCTGGGCGCCGTCGGCCATGCGCTGCAGAGACTCTTGAGCCTTGGCCTTGAGGGCATCTGCTGAGGCTCCAAATGCGCCCGCCATCTCCTCAGCATCGGCAGCAGCCAGGCGAAAGCTCTCGCTCAAGCCCCCAAAGGTGACCGATGCCAGGCCGCTGCGCAGCTGGGCCACGCCCTCCATCACCTTGGATGCGATCTGCGCAAACGCCGCGCCCAGGCCGTAGATGGCAGTCAGCACACCATTGACGCCCGCCGTCATCACGCCCCAAGCCAGCTGCACCGTGTTGCCGGCGTTCGTCGCGTACTGGCCGATGCGCTGCAGTGTCTCGCCCGTTTCGCTGGCAAAGACCTGCAGGCGCAGCACCACAGCGTCGAAGTTGACGTTGGCCGCAAACGCGCGGAAGAACTTGAGGCCGTTCTCAAAGGCCGTAGCCAGGGCCTGGCCGAAGCGCTCCACCAGACCGTTCTCGACCGCCTTGCGCAACGCGCCTGTCAGCTCATCCACGCCCTTACGCACCACCGGCAGCACGGGCTTGCCCAGCACCTGGGTCACGGTCTCCCACATACTGCCCAGGCCCTTGAGGGAGCCGTTGAGGTTGTCGGCCATGGTCTTGGCCGTAGCCTCGGCACTGCCGCCCGCCTCTCGCAGCTTGCCCGTCAGCTCATCCAGCGCACCCATGCCCTGATTGAGCAAGGCGCGCAGCGCAGGGCCAGACTCCAGGCCCACGGCATTGATGGCTTTCTCGCCGTCCTTGCCCTTGGCGGCCAGTTGGTGCAAAGCCTCCTCAAAGTTGGTGGTGACAATGCCTGCAGCACCCAGCTCCTTGCGAAACTTACTGGTCGGATCGGCAAACTGACTCATGATGGAGTTCAGCGCCGTACCCGCACGGCTGGCGTCAATGCCCGCGTCGGCAAACTTGCCGATGATGGCGACCGTACTCTCCAGGCTCACGCCAAGGGAGTTGGCAACGGGCGCTGCATAGCTCAGCGCCTGGGCCAGGCCTTCCACGCTGGTGTTGGTGGCGTTGGCGCCCTTGGCCAGCACGTCGGCCACGCGGCCGGCATCGTCAAACGCCAGGCCCATGCCCATCACGGCCTTGGTCACATACTCGCTGGATTTGCCCAACTCGATATCACCCGCCTGGGCCAAGGCCAGCACAGCGGGCAGCGCCTTGACGGAGTCGCCCGCGCTCAGACCAGCTTTAGCCAGGTTCTCCAGAGCACCAGCCGCCTCTACTGCGGTGTACTTGGTATTGCTGCCGGCATCCTGAGCAGCCTTGGTCAGCGCGGCCATTTCTGCGGCCGAGCCTTCAGTGGCGGCCTTGACGCGACTCATGGCGGCTTCAAAGTCTGCGGCGCTTTTCACCACACCGGCAAATGCCTTGATGCCGAAGTAGCCGGCAATTGACGCACCCAAGAGCTTCAACTTGCCCTCAAGCCGGCTCAGCACCGCAGACGCATCGTCCTTGGCGTTGATCACAATTTGAATGGGCTTGAAGGCCATGGCGTCGATGCTTTATTGAAAGTGGTTGCTTCGGTTTGCATTGCAGCCGGCGCATGCTGGCCACAGTGCAAACCGCCCCGGCATGCCGGGCGGTCTGAAATCGGAGAGTTAGGGAATCACTGACGCGCGGCCGTCCACATAGACAGCCTCGCCGTCCTCGGGCTTGAGCACTTCCACATCGAGGCCGAACTGGCTGTAGTCCGTGCCGTCCTGAATCAGCGGGAGCTCGCCCGTGGGCGACAGGGAGACACTGGGGAACCACCAATCACGATTGGTGCCGTGAGCGTTGTCGGCAATCAGCTGCAGGGCACCCTTGAGATCCGTGCCGTTGCCGGACTTGATGCGCTCCCAGGTGGCCTCGGCGGCGGTGTAGCCCACCTCCACCTCGGTCAAGGTGGTGATCGCGCCGCCCTCGACGATCTGCAGCAGGCCGAGGTCGACGTCCACGAGGTAGTCAGTGCCTACGTCATAGGGAGTGGAACCAGACTTGCTCTTGACCGTGACCGCACTGAGCTTGCGTGCACCGGTCGGAGCTGTAGGGCTGACGCCCAGACGGTAAATGCCGCCTGGCTCTACCTTGTGCGGCTCTGCCGTCACCGTGGCCGATGCCTGAGCATGCGTCTCGGAGGTGCCCGATAGAAAAATGCGCAGATTTTTGCCGCTGATGTTGTCAGTGGTGATGGCCGCCTTGCGGGTGATCTCTATCAGGACATCCTCATCCTTCTCGCGCAGGCCACCCTGAGAGCTGTAGTGCGGGGCCTTGTCGCCCTCCACGCTCAAGGAAAAACCAGGGCAGTTGCCGAACTGGTAGCCACCCCCAGGGCGACCATCAGAGTCGAACGGATAGAAAACAAGGCGTCCACGCGGAATCTGGTATTCCTTCTTGACGCGGGGCAGTGCAGCCATGGCTAACTCCTATGAAAGATTGAACGGCGCCGGCCTCAGGCGTCCAGCGACTCGAAAACAGAGACGGTGGTGAACTCCACCGCATAGCCGACCAGGCCGGCGTCCACAAACTCGGCCTCGCGCACGCCGGCCGCGCGCAGCTCGGACCAGGCCCGGCCACCCGCCACCGCAGGCCGCCAGCCATGCAGACAGCCCACCACCTCTTCCATGGCAGCATCCAGCTCGGCGGCAGCAGTGGCGCTGCGCTTGGCAACCAGCACGCAAGACCAGCGCGGCTCCAGCTGGGCGGCCTCGCGTGAGACATCGCCTAGGCCCGCGTCAGACATGCGCACTTCGATGGCCGGCACCTTGGTGCGATCGCACAGCTCAGAAGCGCCGCGCACCTGCCAAGAGGCAAGCGCACTGCGCCCTGCCAGGCGCGACTTGATGACTTGTTCAAGCAACAACATGGCGATCAGTTCAGAAAGACGATGGGAAAAGTGGCCCAGCCGCTGGCATCAGCCACCACCGGGCCTGTCACTTCGCAGGGCTGCCCCGACAGAACCAGGGCCGTGCTGCCCTCGGCAATGCCTGGGGCATTGGCAACGCACAGCGATACAGCCCTGCTGACCCCGGTAACGGCATCGCCCATGAAGCCTTCGAGCTGCGAGCGATCAAAGATCACACCGAACGGCTGACCGCCCTGCCAGGTAGCAGTGGCATTTGCCAGACGGCGCAGCACTGAAGCATTGAGCCGAGACTCAACCGCTGCGAATGGGGCAAGAGATGCAGCCATGTGCCTCAAGCCTGCACAGTGCCGGGCACGCCGGTGAACTTGATATGCACCACTTCTGCGTTAGCTGCGGCCGCAGCGAAGGCCAATGCACATGCACCAGAAATGTCACCGGCTGCGGCTGCAGCCCCGGAGAAAGCACCCTCAGCCGGCTTGAATACAGGCACGGCGCCCTGAGCAATGGCAGCACCTGCCAATTTAGGGACGGCGAAGACACCATCGATCTGGACAGAGCCAGCTTGACCAGGCGCGATGTTGCCCAGGGCAACACCCAGAATGACGCCGACCAGCACGACTTGCCCGCTGACCACCGCATCAGCGGTGGTGTTCACATAGTCCAGCACCTTGCCGGGCTGAATGAAGTTATTTGCCATTTCAATACTCCTTTATCAGCCGCAGGGCTTACTGGCCGGCGTTGGTGGCGATGCAGCGGTGGTCGTGAGCACCCACGCCGTAATCGAGGCGAACCTTGAAGCGCGCACCGTCGGTATCGAATGCGTCCTGCTGCTCGATGAATGGCGTATCGACGCCGTCGAGGAAGGCAACCTCCAGGGCTGCACCTTCATTGACATCGGTGAAGGCGTAATAGCGAGTGCCATCCAGTCGAGGGCTGCCAACGATGTCGCGGAACATGCCCAGACCGACGTTGGGCGTCAGGGGGTTCACATCGGTGCTGATCTCGTACTCAGACTTGTTGATCAGCTTGGCGCGCCCCTCCAGACCCACGGGGCCCAGCCACACTGCGGGGCGCAGATCCAGGAAGTCATTGCCGCCTACATCCTTGTGCTTCGCCATGAGGATGCGGAAGGCTTCAAAGGCAGCACTGGAAGGCGCCGCAGGCTCTGCCACCACATTGCCATGGTCTGCATGCAGCAAGGGCTTGCCGTCGAGCATCGTGGGGCCCAGGCCGCTGTTTTCACCCAGCAGCGCATAGACATCAGCCTCGACCGTGCGGGCAGCACTGCGGCCCATGGCGGCAGCCTGGTCGGTGAACGCGCCCAGGTCATCGTTGATGATCATTTCGCGCGACAGGTTGATGATGAAGCCCTTGGTCGCTGCTGAGATGCTGGACTTCTCGCCGTCGGGAATGCTCACATTCTTGTACTCGCCGTTTTCACCCTTGGGCTGCAGGTTGCCCAGCGAGCCGACGCGGAAACGATGGTGCTCGCGGAAGTCCGACACCTGACCGCGTTTGCAGAAGCGCTGCCAGGTCAGTGCCTGCACCGCGTATGCGGACAACAGCACACGGTGGATGGCATCGGTGAGCAGAATGGGGAAGTCGCTGGTGGACTGGGTGAAGGCTGCAGCGACGAGCTCGCGCTTGTCCTTGCCCTTGGCACTGACGCCGGCGGATTCCAGCGATGCACGGGCCATTTCCACCAAGCTCATGCCACGGTATGGATTGCCGCTGTGGGCGGAGACCTGCTCCTTGGTGGCGTAGCCAGCACGCACCAGCAAGGCGGATACAGCGGCATCACGGCGCTTGTCGCCCTCGTCTTCCACAGTGGTGACGTTCAAGCCCGCCACAGGCGTGGCCTGCGAACCCAGATGCGCCAGCAAGCGAGCACCAGCTGCGGCCGCAGAGACTGAATGATCATCCTCGCACTGGCGCTGCAGATCCTGCACACCATCACGGCCGGCGAAGGCGGCAAACGATGCACGAATGGATTGGCGGCGCGTTTGATCAGCCGCCAACACGGCAGTCTGCGCAGCGGCGTCGGGCACAGGCGTGGAAGCGGCAGCAGCGACGGGAGCAGCAGCGGCTGGTGCGGCGCTTCCGCCACCAGCTTCCGGAGCGCCAGATGCGCCAATGGCGTTCATCAGCACATGGGTGCGGTTCTTTTTCATGTTGTCCTCATCAGGAGCGGATTGCGCGGCAGAAGCCGCAGAAGTACCCCCAGCCCGTTGCAAAGCAGCAGGCAGGGAGCGGTAACGGGAAAGGGGCAAGTCACGGGCAGCACTGGCCGCGACGGGTGACGCATCGGTGATGGAATCAATGAAGCCGTCTGCCAAAGCCTCGGCAGCGGTAAAGAAATGGTCTTTGCCGTCTGACAGCAAGGCCATGACGGCATCGTGATTGCCGGTTTTGCGGGCGTAGCTGGTCGCCATCGCTGCGGCCCAGGTATCCAGCTGGTCGGCCATGTCGCGCAGCTCAACCGCATTGCCTGCGGCGTAAGTCCAGGGCGCATGCACCATGAGCATGGCGTTTTCAGCCATGCACACCTTGTCGCCACCCATGGCGATCAGGCTGGCAATGCTGAAAGCCATGCCATCCACCTCGGTGGTGATGGTGGCCGTGTGGCGCTTCATGGCGTTGTAGATGGCAAAGCCATCGGGCACGCTACCGCCCAGACTGTTGATGCGCACCGTGATGGCCTGCACATCCAGGGCCTGCAACTCGGCTACAAAGTCGCGGGCATTGGTGGTCTCTTCCCACCAGCTCTCACCGATGTCGCCGTAGATCAGGATCTCTGCCGCCGACTGCACACCCGCAGCCGCTGCAGCCTGCGCAGTCTTGCGGCGGATGGCGAACCACTTTTGCGATGTGCTCATGAAAAACTGCCTGCATTCGTTGTCGCCTCAAGGGCGGAATGCAGGCAGTTTCTGGGTTTCGCTGTCTCATTTCATGCCGTGAAATGAGACAAGTTGATCAACTTTCTGCCTACAAAGCATTGATAGCCAGCAATCACTCTCGTTACAGCCAGTAAATATCAACACCTCAACTAAAAAACATCGACGAAACCAATTGTGATAAATTGTTATCAGTTGTTGCGAATAATCACCTATCAAAGGCACTCGCACACGAAGACGTAATGTTTCATACAAATCATGGAGGTTAAAATTAAAAATTTTGTATTCTTCTCCACAAGTTGGTCATCGCAAAACGGTGGTGTTAACTCCATTAATTACGATATTACTGTAGCACTTAGCAAAATAACAAATAATATATATTGTGTTGTTTTGAATGCTACCGAGGATGATCACTCCACGGCCTCAAAATTTGGAATACGTCTGATAGTCGCACCAGAAGGATATGATAAGTCACATGTCTGGTTGCCAAATATAATAAAAGATATTGACAACATCAATGACCAATCCGTGTGGGTTGGCCATGACGCAATTACAGGCGGCGCATCCCTAATTGCGAAAAGTATCAAGGGAGGTACTTCAGTAGTTTTTCATCACATGGACTACTCAAACTACTATCACCTAAAGAATTCTAAAAGCTCGGAAAAAATCTCTAACCAAAAATCATTAATCAAAAATGCGGACATTGTATTTGCAGTAGGCCCCAGATTACTAGCAAATGCAAAACGCTTACGAGCCAAGTCTGAAACCTTCATGTTTGAGCCAGGTCGACCAGACCAAGCACTTATCTCCACATCTAAGTTTGACTATAGATTTACTATTTGCGGGAGATTATCTGCCGAAGAAGATCCTGTAAAAAACATATCTTCCGCAGTTAAAGCTATTGCCACCATACTGGATCGAGATGACAACCGTGGTGCAATAACTCTCATCGGCGCCAACGAAGGAGAAACAAAAAAATACTTATCGCTAAGTAATAACAAATCGCTAGCCATTAATGAAATACCATATATTAATGATAGAAATCAGTATTTCAAAGAGTTGATAGACAGCGATATTATTCTAATGCCCTCTGTCAAGGAAGGCTTTGGTTTAGCCGCGTGGGAAGCACTATCGTTCGGTATTCCAATACTGATTAGTAAATCTTCCGGGCTCTATGAGTGGCTTGTGACAAATGATCTCGCAGATGGTGTTATAGCAATAAAATCAACCGGTATTCACTCGATTGATGAAATAACCATAAAAACAAGTCTAATGGATTTTATTGAAAACTATGAGAGTTACAAAAACAAAGCCAAGCAATTAGCTTCAAGTACAGCAATCAAGTCTTGGAGCGAGGTTGCCAATAGATTTCACTCTCTTATAACCGGAGATGAGTTAAGTATAGAGAAAATTACCGTAGAAAAATCCAAAACTCAAAAAACCCAAGAGAAAGAGAAAAAGAAGGCAATCTCAGTTGAAAAGGACAACCCGGAAGGAGATTTCAATCGCTTTGAAGATCTGCTCTCAATTAGCTGTAGAAAAAGACAACTAGCCATCCCAGTTAATGAGAGCACAGATTACTCAAAGGGGAGAAAGATAAAATTCGAATTCTGGCTTGGTTTTAATCCAGGACCACAGTATTTTTTATACATAAACCCATATGCCAACATATCCCAGACAATTCAACGTTTAGGTGAATGCCTCAAAAAATACAATATAAATACAAATACCATTTACGTTCTTCGCAGAGACAATGGTGCGTCAGGATATTTGAAGCGCATCTTCACTGCCAATAGCATTAAAGCTGAGCCATGTGAATATTCTATTAAAGACTATTTATGGGAATTCTGTATTGACGAAGACTTTAAGACTCAAATAGTCTCAGAAGAGCTTACGAATTACGTTGATCAGTCGCTGATCATAAACCTACAACAAGAAAATATTCATACTGAATCATCAAGGAAATATCTCACCGAAAAATTGTGCTCAAAACCCGAGCATTCCGCACTACTTGTCGAAGCAGCTGGTGGAATGGGTAAAACATGGCTTTGTCGTTCTCTAGCTGTTGCAGTACAAGAAAAATTAGGAAACACTGGTTTAGTAATATCGATACAAGCCGAAGTTCTTAGAGGGTATATTTCCGAAGTTGGTGCCAACAATTTAGAAATTAAAACACTATACGACTTATATCTTTTGTATGGAAAATCTGTTAGCGATGCCCGCTCATTTGATAAAGCAACATTTGATCTTGCGGTCATTTCTGGCAATATAGTTGTTTTGATCGACGGATTAGATGAACTAGCGACAGTACTCCAAGATCGATTCCATCTTGAAAGTTTCCTTGCATCTATTGATGATCTGAGTTCAAGTCTAAAAAGTAGCCAAGTTCTTATAACAAGTCGAGACAGTCTAATAGTTGAAGGCTTAGATCTTAGTTTATACCGAATTCAACAGCATACGTTATTAGGTTTCTCTCCAAAAGATCTAGAAAATTATGCCACCAAGAGATTTCGAGACCCAAAAACAAAATCAGATCTTGCTACAAAACTTAGTCGCACCTTAAATCAAAATGGTCTAGCAAGCCCCGAAAACAGAGTTATTCCATTTTTAGCAGATGTTGTTGGTTATATCATAGAAGAAGAAGCCAGTAAAAAACTAGACCCTGACTTTGAGTTAGTTGAGGAACTAACTCCCTATTATTCAAATAACGAGACTATCGATCGAATCGTTTATTCAGTATTTAGACGTGAAATAAGACGACAGGATATCGGATTAGAGATAAAAGACCTAGTACTCTTTTTGTCTGAACTCGTCTCTGCATCAGGAAAAAGATTTGAAGGTGAAAATTTACGCCATCATCTTGCTCTTTATTATCATGATAGAGCCGATGAGCTATACACCAAGCTAACTCTTAATCCTCTACTAAGAATTGAAGGTAATCTCATTTCATTAAAGTATGACTTTCTTGAGTCATATTTCAGAGGGATCTATGCAATTGACTGTATACAACACAAAAGATCAGACAGCGATGCACTGGACACCCTATCTAAAATTAACTTAAATTCAAGCCCAGAGCTGGATTATTTAAAAAAATTCTACACATCAAATTTACCTGAATTTGAAGAAGCCCTAGATCTGCTGATAAACAAAATTGGCTTATCTATTAAGCCAACAGAAGATAAAAATGATGTTGCGCGAAGAAAAATAGAAGCAGCAAGAAGAGCAATGTCTGCGTTACTAAAGATATATTGCCTCGTGAAAAATTGCACTGGAGCAAGGTTCTCTGAAAAGCTAATCGATCTATTTTCCCTTAATTCATCAACCCCACGCATTGATGGATTAAATCTCTATGGAGATTTTCCTCCACTAGACTTAACAAGCGTGCATGTAATCAATTCAAGATTTATAGAATACAAAAAATTCCCATTCTCTAAAGTTAGAGGTGCGAAATTTCAGTACTGCACTTTTGAAAGATGCGCAGAAGGAGAGATTGTGGACGATTCATTCAGCTCTGCCGAATTCGATCCAACATGCACACTAGGAGACATGGATCGATTAATCAAAAATGCTAAAGAAAAAACGAGCGTATCAATGCAGCTGGCTGAAGCAGAGGCATTTAACTTCGTGAAATCATTTTTCAAACGCGGGGTGCCTTATGATCCAAAAAAATCCTGGATAACTTTTTCAAATAAGGTGCAAGGTTTAAGAAGTCAAAATTTTGATGACTTAATACCAACTTATGTGAACATAAAGAGTGCAAAAGCCGATGAAACCTATTACGAGTTATCTAGAGAATTCGCAAGAAGTGCAAAGAACTATATTGACAACAATCAGAAAGACAATATGTTTAGAAAATTTATGAAGGAAATAATGGATTGATCTAGATTATCATTAAGTAGTCCTTTCAAAGGACTACTTATAAAATAGTCATTAGATATTATTAATTTCTTTTATTAAGTGGATTAGAAGACATTTTCAGGTTTCTCTCATCCGCCTCTAATCGATACTGCTGCATCTGGTCCTGCACCTCCCGGGGATTGCCTCCCCGGCGGCGAATGACTTCCACCTCACTCGCAAAGCCTGCTTGCACCAGCTTTTCCCAGGCATTGGCTTCCTTGAGCGGGTCGATCCAGGGCATGGACTGGCCGATCAAAAGGCAGTCATCTTCTGAGCCTAGTTTCACATCGGCAGGGATCGGCAGAGCACCGCTCAGATGGGCAACCCGCACGAACATCTCCCAGACAGGCAGACTGAACTGGCCCGCAAAATCATCGGTCAGCACGGCATAGTGCACCCACTGCTCCACCAACTCTTGGCGCAGTGAGCTGTAGGTGCCACCATAGTCACGGCTGATGCTGCTGTAGCTGGCGCCAACGCCGGCAGCGTAAGCCTTGAGCTGGCCCGAGCGCCAGGCTACGAGATTAGGGTTAGGCCGGTTGGTATCGATCACGCCCACCTCTTCACCCACCATCAGGTCATCGAAGATCATGCCGGGCTGCAGGCGCAGATCTCGGGGCAGCGGGTTGCCATCAGCGTCCTTTTCACGGGAGTCTTTATCAGGGTCGAAGCCTTCGACACCCGGCAAGCGTTTGACGTAGGCCGCCATGCTGGCAGCGATCTTGGCGGCAATGCGCTCGCTTTCCTCGTAGTCCTTCAGATCCTCCACGCGGTTGAGCACGCTGGCCAGCTCGCTGATGCCGCGCCACTGATGCAGACGGTCCATGGTGGAGACATGCAGCATGTTGGCCGCAGGAATGGTTTTGAGATCCGCCGGCGTGATCCAGGCACCAGACTCACGCGGGTCACGCTTGAAGACGTGATAGGCCAGGGGTCGCCCCCAGTCACTGACCTGAATGCCTTGGCGGATCTTGCGGCTGAGGTCCGTGAAATCCAGCGGCACAAAATCGGGCTCCAACAGCTCCAGGCTAAAAGGCACCTTGCTGCCATGCACCAGGCCCGGCGCATTGCCAACGACCTGCTGCGCAAACACCTCACCATCTCGCAGCCAGGTGTAGGCTGCCATGCGCTCGGCCTGGGCCCAGTGCATGCGCCCGGTCACCTCGGGAGCTTTGCTCCACTGGCGGTGCAGTTGGCGCAGCTGGTCTGCATATTCCTTGTGAATGGTTCCATCGCGGCGCCGCGGCTGCGGCTCGATGCCGATGCCGTTGGGGCCCACCACGTTATTGACCAAAGTACGCAGCACACCACGGGTGATATCGTGATTGCGCTCCAGGTAGCGCGCATGGTTGCGCAACGCCGAGGCGCTGCGGCCGACCAGCAGATTGGGCGACGGGTTGGTGTTGCGGTTCTTGCGCAGCCTACTGGGCTGCGCGGCCTCGTAGTGAGAAAGCACCTTCCTGGCCTGGGCGCGGCGCAAGGCCGCCTCGGGTGCCACGTAGCTCACCAGGCTGTCAATGATGTTGGCCATATGTGAGCTCCTTCAATCGCGGTCAAAACTGGCGAGGCCATAACTACGGCCGCCAAACGTGGCCGCGCCCTGGCGCGACTTCTGCGCGAGCAGCCGCGCGATATGAGAGCGCGCCTTGAGCAGCGCATCGGTGGTCTGATATGTGACGTTGCGCCCCTGATAGGAAACGCTGAGCTCGCCGCTGGCAATCGCCAGGTCGAGCAGATCAAGATGCTCTTGAGTGATGATGGTCATGTGTTGCCTGCCTTTGTGCAGCACGCTACGAGGTTTGCTGTCTCATTGCATGCCGACAAATGAGACTTTCTCAAGGCGCCTTGGCGCTGGACACACCGATGCGCGCAGATCCGGCCTTGGCAGAAATGACTCGATAGAGCGTTGCACGCTGGATGCCATGGCGCCGCATGACCTCCAGATGGTTGGTGCCGTCAAACTCCTCGCAGATGGCCTTGTTGCGCTCAGCCTTGCTGGGGGAGGGAATGTAGATGGATGCCCCGCGCCCACCCATGCGCATGCCGCCGTAACGCTTGCGCAGGCCATGCACAAAGGCCTGCGCCACCTTCAAGGCTTCGACTTCACTGATGCCCAGCTCTTGTCGCGCAATCTCCACCAGATCGCACTCCAACTGCAGCACGGAATCGGCCACTTGTGCGGCGTCTGCTTGGGTCTTGTTAGTCGTCACTGTCATAGTCTGCTGCTCCATTCTTCGCTGGCAAAAGAGGATCGGGGGCGGCGCTGGGCCGCTGGTTTTGGGGAGACGGTTGGGGTGATCACACGCGGTGGCGGTTCTTCCAGAACTGGAGCCGCATCGCTGGCATCGGCCTCTGGCGGGCTGAAAAGGTCGCGCGGCGGCTGCACAGCCTGCTCAAGCTGCTGCCACTTGGCGTCAGACCATTTGTGCAGCCCCTGTGCCATGGCGGCATGCAACGCATAGTTGCGGCAGTCCAAGATCTCATTGCGCTGCCGGCGCTTCATCCAGCGAAACACATCCTTGCCATTGATTCGCTGCAGCACGCGATGCTCGGCCGTCAGCTGCTCGTACCATTCGCGTGGTAGCTCATGGCTGAAATGCAGGTAGCCTGGGCCAGGCACCTTGATGGCCAATTGACCCAACAAGAGATCCTTGGCGTTATCAACGCCTACGTTCCAAAGCTTGACCCCGCGCGCAATCTTGCGGCCGCGATAGTTGACCTCTTGAAGCGTGACAGGCCCCACCAGGGCAATGCCTGGCCGGCCCTTAATGGCGCGCAGGTTGGGAATGACGTTCTGCGCCTTGGTCACCCAGTTGTAGACCGCCTGCGTCTGGTCGCCGCTGTCCACATTGGTGGCCGTGATGCCCATGCTGCTGCCGTTCCATAGCTGCTTGAAACGGCTTTGCAAATAGGCGGTGACCGGCTCCCAATCGCTCTCATTGGCAGGGTTGCCCTCGATGATGTAATGGTCGACCACCCAGCTCTCCAACCCCCTGCCCCAGGCCCAGACGCTGATATCCCACCATGTATGCTGCACGTCCACACAAGCCGTGAGCATCAAGCCACCTACAGGCACAGTCTTCAGCTTGTAGGGCTCGGCGCGGGCCTGCAGCTCATGCTCGTCAGCCGCTTCGCCCTTGAGCTCCCAGGCCTGCCCAAGGGTCTCGTTGGTGAAGCTGGTCATGGGGCCGGCATCGCCCTCTTTCAAAGCGCGGTCGGCCTTCTCAAATTCGTCTGCAATCGTTGACCAGGGGCGCTGCGGGCTGTAGGCCGCCCAGATATGCACACCCAGCGTGCGCGGTGGCCGGCACGGTTCACCACTGGCATCGCGCCAAATGCGGTCAGCGCCGAAGCGCTTGCCGGAGCGACGGCACACCCAGGCGCCCACCAAGGGCCAACCGCCCGGCATGTAGTCGGCCTGGGTGATGGACTCACGGCAGTGGGGGCAGACATGGCGCACGGTCTCGGGCTTGCCTCGCTCCCACTTGAAACCGTGCAGCACCGAAGGCCCGCCCCATGTCAGCGTATGCTCTACGCCGCAGCGCGGGCACTCGATGAAGTAATCCACCTCATCTTCTGAATCTTCGCAGGCGCGGGAAACGTGGCACAGCCCCATGATGCCCGGCGTGCTGCCGCCCACAAATTTGGGGTATGGGGCGCCCTCCAGCCGCCCCTTGGCCAAGCTGCCAGGCGAGCCCGCAGTCTTGTCCTTGCTGGCACCAATGGTCTGGTCAAAGGCCGTCCACTCATCAAGGATTGCCACTGCGACCGTGATACGGCGGTATGCCCGCGCAGCCTTGCCGCCCAGCAGGTGCAGCACGCTGTCGCGGAATGGCTTGTATTTGATGGTCTCTTCGATGCGCCCGCCACGCTTGCGGGCAGCGAGCACGGACGGAACACCGTTCACAGGGTCGAGCAGCGGCTCGATTTCAGACTTGACGAAGCTGTCGCGATCATCATCTGTCGGCTGCCACAGTGCTTGCTTGCGCCGGCGGTGAGCGATGTTGTAGCAAATGAAGGCTGTGATCATCTTGCTATAGCCCACCCGTTTGGATTTCTTGACCGCCAGCTCCTCGATGCGGTCATCGCTCATGAAATCCAGAATGCCGATCTGAAACGGCCAGGCCACCCAGCCGCCCTTTTGGTGACTGGACTCACCAGCCAACAGGAAATGCGCAGCAGCCCATTCCGACAAGGTTTGCGGAGCCTCTGCCCGCATGCTGGACATTCCCAGCGCTGCGGCAGCCTTGATAGCCTCCATGGCTTCGACGGTGACAACGCTCATTCACCCTCCTCCACTTCTGGCTGGCCTGAGTCCTCTTCAAAGCTCAAGGCCATTCCTTCGATCTGTTCTGATATCTGTTTTGTCGTGACTCGGATCCACTCATTGCGAGCGCCAGCCAGCACACGAAGCACGACAACCAGGGCGTCATAGGGCAGGTCCGGGCAGGCCTTGCGCATCTGCCCCTCGACTTGATCCATGTGGTCGACCACCGCAGAGCTAGCCAGGCCCAACACGTCAGCCAGCAAGCCGATGGGCGCGAACTTTCCGCGTGCCACCTTGTTCTTGAGGTCTTGCGCCTCACGTTGCGAGCGGGTCAGCAAGGCACGCTCATAGGCCAGATCGGTGCCATCGCTGCCGGCACGACCTGCCGAGACATCACGCAGACGCTCGCAGTAGCTGAGCAGCCACTCGTGGGCCGTGTCGCCTCGCGTGATCACTTTTTCACTCACCAGCTGGCTCACACGGGCCTCGCTGACGCCAATCATTTCTGCAAATTCCGCTTGCGAAATAGGAGCATCCAAGTAAGGCAGGATCTTCACTTAACCCCCCTAGGAGCACTACGCAACAGTCCAAACATGCGGCTCGAATTACCCGCTTCGGAGGAGGCTGGGGAGGACCCGCGCACCTCGGACTGCTCATTTTTCAGGCACATCATCAGGCGACCGCCTCCTGCGACCGGGCAAGGGCCGAGCGCACCATGCCCTCGTAGCCCGAGAACACGCGCGGCGGTTCGCTGGCGCGACGGGCATCGGCCCAGTCCTGATAGACCGGAAGTCCAAGCTTCGCGGCCATGGCTTCGACACCGCCGCGCGATGCTGCCCAGTCCACTGGCACGGCGGCGGTTTCCTGCTCGCCTGCCAGGTCCTTCCAGCGCTTCTCTCGCAGCCAGCGCAGCATCGAGGGAGTGTGCTTGCCGCCGTCCTCGTTGAGCAGATCGCGCTGCCGCTCGCCTGCCGCCAGCAGTTCCTCGCCAGTCACCTGACCACTGGTGACAAACTCTGCGACCAGTTCTGCCACCTCGGCCAGCCTTGTGCGCCGCAGGTCGGGGAAGTTGGCTCC